TATGTAGGCATATCTTCATACATACCTTTCATATATGTTTCAGCGCCTGCACCTAGCACAGGCATAGCTGTTTTAAACATACCATATGTTTCATTTCCATCACCCATACCTTTGAAAAACTGACTTCTTTTATCTGAATCAGTAAATACTGCTTTAGTGCCTCGACCTAATTCATCAAATTTAGATTGTGAATATTCAAACCCTTCTTGTAATGGTGACCTATCAGCCTGTGCTTGAAACTTGTAAGCTTGTCCTGCATCTGGTTTTATAGGTTGATAGTTAGGGTATTCTCCTAAAGCGGCATTCTCAGTTAAAGGTCCTAACTGTTGTTGGTTTTGTAAGGCTGTAGTTTGGTTTGTATATGGGCTTAAATTTTGTGTAGAACCATATGCTTGTATAGGAGTTCTAGGTGCTGAACCAGCTACTCCAGATATATTAGCAGGGCCTCCTACTGTGTTTACTGGTCCTAAACCAACGCCTCTACCTCCAGCTGTTGTTAAAGCTTGAGAACCAAAATTACTTCCTACTGGTATACCTTGACCACCTACTGTTGTTAAAGCCGGGTTAAATCCTGTTGTATTCATAGCTGCATTCGTAGCTGCTGTTGTAGTACCCGATGCTCCTATAGTAGAGCCTGTTTGTGCTGCCGGAACTGTAGCCCCTACTTTGCCTAATTCTGTTGCTATGTTAGCACCACCATATCCACCTAATGCTCCTAAACCAATACTTAATGGGTCACGTTTACCTTGCATAAATGATGTTAAACCACCAGCGATAGCTCCGCCAGCTGGACCAAATAACGCACCTGCTCCAATACCTGCAGCTGTAGGAAGTATAGCTCCTATAAAGTCACCTAAGAATGCTTCAGGCATTCCTGTTTTAGGGTTGATTGTAATGTCGCCACCGTTGGCTCTTGATATAGCCGTGAGTTGTGCTACCTCGTCAGGACGCATATGCATCAACGTAGTATCACCATATCTGCCTAATGAGGCTATGCCTTGTGCTTGTTTTTTAGAGTCCATAAATTTAACCTATTATTAAGTTGTATAATATCATGATTTGTGTTACGTATAAACCTTTATTCTCGTCCAATATACTGTATAACCCCATAAGATGAAGGTATCTGTGGGTGAGTATAAGGGCTTGTTTGTCCTGCTGTTGCTTCTAAATAGATGCCATCTTGTACACCTGATTCATAAGCTTGTTCAGTAGCCCAGTATAAAGCAAAGTTATCATTTTCTAAAGTCTCCCATGATATAAAGCTTGCTAATATACTAAAAGAGGGTACTCCTGAACTTACTCTAGCAGGGATTGTATATTTAGTTGCAGAATTAGCAACATCTTCCCCGTTAATTTGTAGCCAAACTACGGTATCTAAAGCTCCGTTCGATGTATTAACTGCTTGTAATCTGTACTCAATTTTATAAGTTCCATCAAACAAAGCATTAGCTGTGCCATCAGTATTAAATGTAAATCCTACATTATCAGGAGCATTATTAAAGGTAACTATTGTAGGAGTGTCATCTCCATCAGCATACTGGTCTACGTCTGAGTAAGCTGCAATGTGTGGAAAACTAATTGCTGACCCACCTGCAACATTTGATATTGTATTAATGTTAGCATTTATTCTATTAAAATAAAGTCTAAGTTCATTATTTAACTGTTCATTTCTTGTTCTTGAATATTCATTAGTAGCGGCAATTAAATTAGGAGGAGTTACAGGTTTTATTGAATTGGACATTAGCCTCTCCTACCGTCAGGTCTAAAGTCTACTCTTACAGAACCTAATTCCCATTGTGTTCCAACTTTATTAGATTCAATCTTAAAGTTCATTTGACGACCACGAGCTCTTACAAACACTTGGTTGGTATACTGGTCAATAGACGCTGTAGTCACAATATCACGAGTTAAAGTATTACCAGCTACGTCATTAGTATTTATAGTTGCTCCTGGGAAGTTACGTACACTTACTGTCATTTCTACTTCAGGAGTTGTTGTTGCATCAGATGTAGTAAAGTTAACATCAGGTATAACTCTCTTAGTTAATACAAATCTTTCACCGTCTTCTATTGTCATATCTGCCGATTGTATAAATGCATTAATAGGTCGAGGTGTAGCATTTAGCGGTTGACCATCGTTAATACCATCTTCGTGTTTATAAATATAACCGTTAGCAGCTGCAATAGGATAATTAATAATTTGAGAATCAAACCATGCAGTTCTAGTAAGAGTTCCGTAGTACCATATTTGTTCTTGGTAGTTATATATAACATATCTATCTATTTCTACAGCATTATTTGAACAATAGAACCAAATTAATTCATCAAACTCTCTATTACTACCAGCAAAGAATAAGTTAGCTTGTCCTAAGTTTATATCATCAAAGACGTATTGTTTTAGTGTGCATGGTAGCGTTTGTACTCGACCATCATATAAGAAAAATTGGTCATGTCCCATCCACATAACTATATTGTTAGCTTCAGCAACTACATTAGGACCAGCAATATTAATATTATTTGTAATACTTTGAATACCAAATACTTCATCTGTGCCTAAAAACTGTAAAGAATTTAAAGAAGTGTCCGTAAATATAAGCGTTTCTTGTCTAGTGTTATATCCAGTAATAACTTTAGAACCACCTTTAACTCTTATGAACCCTGCTGAATTAGTAACCGTTGGTTTCCATTCTTCTGGAACAGGACCTGTATCTGCATTAACATCAGCCCATCTAATTAATAGTGGGTCATAAGTGCCTGTATAGTCTATAGAAACATAAGTTCCAACTACAGAAGCGCTGCCTCCTGGGTCTGACAATAAAATTACTTTGAATGTAGTAGTTGATGGTACTTCAGTAACTTGGAACTCGCCTTGATAAGCTATTGGAGTCTGACCACTAAATTCTACCCAGTCACCTACATCTAAACCATGTGCTGATGCTGTTGTTACAGTAGCAGTAGTAGTTACATTAGTAATGCTTGATATAGTTTCTCCTGCTGTAGTTGCTCTTGCATATTCTGTACAAGCTAGTGCTAACAGATGCCCACTAGATGTAAACATAGTTTTGCCTACTTGTTGTGGTACAGCTCTAGCGCCAGTCAATGAACTTAAAGCAACAGACCTATTTGAAAAAGCAGCATCATAGTCCCAATAATATATCTCTCCATCTTGTATATTCCATATCATGTCATTGTTAAATTGTTCTAGGAATAAAAGTCTTTCTGGTACTGATACAGGGGTTGCTGCGCCTGAGCCCCAAGTACCTCGACCCCAAGTTCCTGCACCCCAACCATATCCATATGTAGAACTACCATACCCAATAGATATTTGAAATGCTGCTGTGATACTTGTACCACCACCCGCGGCTACAGTTGACGTTGCTGCTGTGCTTACAGTTATAGAAAATTGACTACCACTTAGAACAGTAACTTCATGTTCTGTATTTAATTCACCAGCAGGAATTCCACCAACAGCACTAGAACCACTAAATGTTACAAAGTCACCTGTTGATGCTCCATGTCCTGCAATATTAACTAATACTGTAGTAGAAGTGTCTGTAGTTTCAAAGCAATTATCTGTATCTGGAGTAGTTAGAGTAGTTCGTATAGGAGTTATATCATAGATTGTTGTACCAGCCATTGCATAAACTTTAGCATTAGTAGCAAAGTTAATTAGTTCCGCGCTGTCTGTTGTACCATAAGTAAGTATTGCTCTACAGTTGCCTACAAAAGCATCAAAGTTTACAACTGTCCAACCACCGATTTTTTCAGGGTAACTTTTTCTAAATCTAATTTTATCGCATGAATACCATCCACCTTCTTGTGAATAGTTAGTTATATCTCGGTTAATACCAGGTCTAAATGTTAGTTTCTTTAATGCCATATTAAGCTCCAGACATAAACATAGCGTGCTCCGCTATTCTACGTCTTTGTAATCCTTTTAATATTCGTCCTCCTGCTCTGCAATACTTCAAAAGAACTTCTCCAGCACGCGTTTTATCGCCACGTAAAAATGCTGACCGAACTGTCGATCTTTGAAATGTCCCCAGACCAAGATTAAAGCTAAAGCTGACAAGAGCATCAAACTCAGACTGTTTTGGTTGCACAGTACCCAACAAACGAAGTACTCCCAGCTCGAAGCGTTGTAAGTCGTATTTAAGTAATCCATCCACTTCCTCTATTGTCCATATTCTATTATCTTCTGGTTTTAATTTATATTGTTTTCTATCTGCTAAGTTCATTACTAATTGTCTAGGATATAAAGCATGACCACAACCGACCGTCCATACATTGCCACTGCACATATATGGCTTATACTTAACCCCCTCGAAATACTTGATGAGGTGTATACCTGTCGGTGATGTTTTCATTATCTGCGTTTATCCCAATGTCTACTTCCAAACCAGAATCCTATAATTGATGCAAAAATTGCCATCTCTTCTTCAGAGAATATAATATTTAAAGCGGTTACAAAATCTTGACCTGAACTAATAGCCCACCACATACCTACAATGTCAACAAATAATAGAATAAAAACAAAAATATAGGTGATAACGGGGCGAACACTAGCACGGAGATTAAGAACCCAAGGAGACGCGCCTTCCGAAAGTTTTTCATCATGCTTATAAAGCGCCATTCTTTCTTGTGCGTAGGTTTCCATTTCAACTTGGTCTGTTCTAAACTCTTCAATACGTTCTTGTGACGCATAACCTTTCTCGGCAAGAGCGAGAGCTCGCTCCATATCCAGTCTAGCCATCGATTGTTCATGTTTTTGGTCACCTTTTTGTTTAAAAAAATCTAATATACTTGGTAATCCTGATGTAGCAAAACCTAAAATTCCTGATAAGATACTTAACATTAATGCTCCTTATTTAGCTAATGGGTTAGTTGTTGCTTTTTGTAATGCTCTCATTTTATCATTAACGCCATCTATTTGCGACTTAACCTCATTTCTAATACTAGATAACGCTGCCTCTACTTCGCGTGATGTACCTGAACTAACTGCCTTTGCTTCACGGGCTAGAGCTATAGCTTCGCTTGCTTTTTCTTGTAATCTAATATTAGTTTGCATCAGCTCAACATATCTTTCACGTTGGTCATTTAACTGTTCTTCTAGCATAACTACTTTAGTATAATCAAACTTATTAATCACCGAAAGCATCTTGTTGTAGAGGGTTATCCCGTAATAAGCTCCTCCACCTATAATCGGCAATGCTGCCAAGACCAGCGTCAACATCGTCTTGGAAGACAAGGTCAAGGAGAATGTTTTGTTGTTGTCCATATTCTTGTTCCTGTATAAGAGTTAAAACATCGTTTAACTGTATTTCTTGCAGCTGAATGCCGTTGTTTAA